TTATTTGGAGGCTTAGCTAAGTTGTTAGCTTGGGTCGGTTTAGGATATGGTATCTACACATTGGTGAAGAAAGAGGACTAATAAATGTTTAAAGTACGTGTTGTTTCGTATAGTAAGCCAGCAATTGGCGTTGAATTGAAAGATGATTTGTTACAAATGGTTGCTTACTGCGCTAGAGTATCAAATCCTAGTAATCAAAATAATGAAGAAACCGCGGAAAAATTAGTCAAGTATCTGATTAAACACCAGCACTGGTCACCTTTAGAGATGGCCAGTGTATGTATGGAAATCGATACTACTCGGGATATCGCTCGACAAATTCTTAGACATCGATCTTTTTCGTTTCAAGAATTTAGTCAGCGGTATGCTGATCCTACTAAAGATTTAAGTTTTGTAACTAGAGATGCTAGATTGCAAGATGATAAGAATCGTCAAAATTCTATTGATGTCCCTATGGAAGATTCAATTCATCATATTTGGGAATCATATCAAGAAGTTATTATTGAACGTTGTAAACACGCATATGAATGGGCTATTAATGCTGGTATCGCAAAAGAGCAGGCTAGAGCAATTCTACCTGAAGGTTTAACGATGTCTCGTATGTATGTAAATGGCACATTAAGATCTTGGATTCATTACATTCAGTTGAGAGCAGCAAATGGCACTCAGAAAGAACATCAAGAAATAGCAAAGGCTTGCGCTGAAGCTATCTATCAAATATTCCCATTAGATGATGTAATATAGTAGTTATAGTTACCATATTACATATAACAAATAGATATAAAAAAAGTACATTTTTTTTAAAAAAAAGGTGTACAAAGCCATAAATGTGGTGTATAATATACCTATATTAAATGATGAGGAAAGCGAATATGAACGAACTAATTGAAAAAACCCAAGAACTTTTAACTATCATGCAAGACCAATTGCATGCTAAGTACGAGCACACTAAAAATGATAAGTATGTCTTCGAAGAAGGAAGAAACTATATTAAGTTGCTGAGACAAGAAGAAAGTGGTGCTTCAAGCGTAGTCGGTTTCATTGTCAAAAAATCACCTAAAGCCATCGATAACAAAACTAATGAGAAGTTTAAGATTGGTGATATGCTAATGGCTGCTGGATATAACGCTCCAGCTACTAACTTTGCAAGAGGAAATGTCCTAGAAGGTTACAACAAAGCTACAGTAAGATGGACAGGAATTTAAGGAGAAAATTATGTATGAACCAAATTTAGAAGAAGTAATAGCAAGTCTGGTTGGAGTGACACTCTCAGAAGATCATGTAAGATCTATCGTTGGAGCTCCTTCAATCGAAGAGTCTGAGACTTGTTTATGCGGTGATAAGCTAGAAGAATGTAAAGATTCTTATGAGCATATGACTCACGGCGTATAAAAATACGTATAGAAACTATATACTATTTATTAAAAAAGTGTGTACAAATGCGTAAAAGTGCTGTATAATAACTTTATATTAAACAATTGATAAGGAATTAAATTATGAAAAAAAGAAATATAAGCGATAGCTATGTAATGACTGCACACACTGAAAGCGCAGGTGATATGTTAGAACTCGAGACTGTTAGGTCAACTGTAAAAGCTATAAATAAAATGGCTGCTCAGAAAGACAAAATGAATAATTACAGATATCAAAGTGGTTGGACAGACGTCGAACCGGTCAAGTCTACTAGATACAGAGTTAAGTGTCAAGGTAGAGGTCCAAGGACTGCATCAGCAATTGCTGATGGAAGACATCCTAGAGCGTATGATCAGTCTCTTCCACTAAGACACGCAGAAAGGTTAGATGTCTATGTCTACACAGTATAAGGCTCTAAAAGAGATTACAAAGTGGGATGACAATACGCCAAACCACACGTACATCCTAAATTCGCAAGGTCATTGCGTAGGATTTAGATCTACAAAGACTAAGCAATATACAGAGTTTAAAGCTCCTATGAAAGGGTTTTCTAAATCTCATAGGAAGTTTATTGAACTAAAACCCGCAACAAAATATATGAGGAACGCGTAATGCCGTATAAAGTTACTGTGCTAGATAAAGAAGGAAACTTACTTGCAGAATACATTTTTGAAGAAATGAAAGAAGCAATAAAGTTTCATTCTGGAATGGTTGCAAAGGGACATGAGTCTGTTATGGAACGGGCTGGACCTCTACCAAATGTTTGAGTATTTTATTTTTGTCAGCTGTATTCTAGGAGTAGGATGGTCTTCTTATAAAATAGGATTAAAAGAAGGCGGAGAGAAAATGATAGGGATGCTGGAACTTATAGGAATCATTTATACTGATGAAGATGATAACGTTCAACCAAATAAATTGTACGAACCTACTTATAGAGTAAAAAAATAGTATAAATAGTATTATAATTTATTTACAGGGTTATAATACTATGCAACTATTACCATTAGAACTAGAATTACATACCGATGATAGTCGGTTAATTAAAGAATTAAAAATGGCTAAACCTTTAATTAGAAAATTAAAAGCCGTTTGGACGTCGTTAAAATCTAAGATTAGAGGACAGTTTAAGAAAAAACTAAAAGCCACTGAATTATTTGAACCTACTGTGATTTCAATACCGTCACAGATTAAAGAGGATATTGCTATGAATAGTTTTACTATAGCGGAAAATAGCGGAGCTTTATCAGCAATTAAAGGTAATTATAATGAAGCTTTAGTTTGTAAGTATATATACGATTATAGAGGTTCACAAGTTGCAATTAGTAAAGATTACGAAAAATATAGAAGTGGTATTAACAAAACAGTTTCTGATTGGGATGCACAATTAAAGCGTGCACTCAACCCAAAAAATTATAATACTGCAATAAAGATTATTAGAAAAGGTAGCGCCGATATGGCAAACTATCTTATATCAAATGCAGTATTAGAAAAGGCAACTATTATTGGTTGCTATCTAGACAACCTAGCATTCCAAGACGGAATCGATTTCAAAGCAGATATTAGAGTTGCTGTTATGAAAGAAGGTAAAGAAATCCTTGACGGTTACTCACTAAAACTCTATTCTACAAAATCAGTTGGTTTAGCAAATACAACAGCGAGAGGATTATGCGATCACTTAGCTGGTGATAAAGCAGCTAAAGAATTTGATTCGGTTTATAAAAGAGACTCTGAATTAAACCAACTAGTTCAAAAAGCAAATGATCTTAATAAAATTAAGCAAGATCATAAGCAACATTTAAGAGGCGATGAAAAAGCCACAAACCGATTAAAAAGTTTACGCGGTTTAACTGACGCGCAAATTGATGCATTAGATCAAAAGCAAATTGAGAAAGAAAGGAAAGACGCAAGAGAGCCAATCAATCCTAGAGTTGCAGCTATAGTATATGAAGTACTAAAACCGTATTCTAAAACTCAAGATTTTGCTACAAACATTTTAAATATTATGGGCTTTAATGATAAAGAAACAAAAATGCTAATGGCTATTACTACAGAAAAGAAAAGTCAAATTATAGCAAAGCATCCGGATTTGGATATGGATAATATTACATTAGAAGATCCAAAGGGAAGAGTTACTTTAAATATTAAAGGACCGACAGGAAAAACTATTGTTACCTTTGGTGTAAAAGAAGGTGAAAAAAGAGCAGTAAGTGGCGCAGTGTCATTTGCTGGTATCGATCCAGAAGATTACGACGAGTACTTAAAATGAAGTCATTTAAAAATCAATTATCAGAAGCCGCAGGAAAAAATACTCATATGATTCATATCGAGGATCTTATCATTGACGGTGGAGTTAAGGGGGCGCGCCAAGCTATCCTCGCACTTAGGTCGTTGCGAGATATGTTATCCGGTAATACAAAATCTGCAGTAGATATAACCGTAAAGTGGGACGGTGCCCCCGCCGTATTTGCTGGAGAAGATCCACGTGATGGCCAATTCTTTGTAGCAAAAAAAGGCATATTTAATGCCGACCCAAAAGTATATAAATCACACGCAGATATAGATGCTGATACAAGTGGAGATCTATCTAAAAAATTAAAGATGGCATATGATTATCTCAAGCCTTTAGGAATTAAAGGTGTTATACAAGGCGACTTTATGTTTGATAAGTCGGACCTTAAAAAGGAGAACATAAATGGAATTAGTCATATTGTCTTTCATCCTAACACTATCGCTTACGCAGTACCTAATGGTAGTGCTCTTAGTAAGAAGATTGGATCAGCTAAGATCGGAATTGTTTGGCATACAACCTACTCAGGAGCGACATTTGAAACGATGAGGGCCGAGTTTGGTAGAGAAATTGTTAGCAAGCTTAAGCCGTCAAAAGATGTGTGGATGCAAGACGCAACATTAGATGATCTATCAGGAACCGCAACACTAACCAAGTCAGAAACAGATGCACTAAATAAAAAGCTTTCTGATGCTGGTAAAATATTTAGAAAAATATCAGCTTCAACTCTTAAAGAAATAGAATCTAATAAAGAACTAAATCTTATGATTAATGTTTATAATAATAGTAAAGTGAGACAAGGTCAACGAATCACCGACACTAAAAAACATGCAACCGGTTTAGTTATGTGGGTCAATGCACGGTATCAAAAAGAAATTGACAAGAGAAGCAGCCAAAAGGGTAAAGATGTTCAAATAGCTAAAAGAGATCAATTGCTTGCGTTTTTTGACAAATCTAACATAAAAAACCTACAAAATGTATTCGATTTACATAATTTAGTAACCGATAGCAAATTAATTATTATAAATAAACTTAACAAGCTAAATAAAATTGGCACGTTTGTAAAAACAAAGTCCGGATTTAAAGTGACCAACCCTGAGGGTTTTGTTGCTATAGATCGTATGGAAGGTGGCGCTGTTAAATTAGTAGATCGATTAGAATTTTCTACTAACAATTTCAGCAAAGATATAATTAAAGGTTGGGATAATCCTAACTAAATGGGAACCGAGGATAAATGAAATCTTTTAAAGAGTATAACGCAGAACTATCTGAAGAAAGCGCGGACTTTTCTGAAGCAATGTCGCTTCAACACCGCATGAAGATGAAGGCTGCGTTTCGTAAAAATAAAGCTAAGATTGCCTTAGGTAAAAAGAAGGCTGCAAAAAAATTAGCATCCCCAGAAAAATTAAAATCAAGAGCAAATAAAGCAGCTCGCGAGCTTTTAATCAAAAAAATTCTCAAAGACAAAAAGAAAGGTGATCTATCATTCGCTGCAAGAGCTGGTATCGAAAAAAAGCTAGCTAAGAAAAAAGGCGCTATTGCAAAAATAGCTAAGAAGCTATTACCTGGCATTAAGAAAAAAGATAGAGCTAAATTAAAAAGTAAGGGCGAATAATATTATGCAATTTAAAGGTTTTACAGAATACTTATCCGAAGCAAAGGGAGAAATAACTTTTGTTTTTGGTAGGTTTAATCCTCCAACAACCGGACATGAAAAGCTTTTTGATAAGCTTAAAAAAGTTTCAGGTGGATCATATAGAATATATGCATCTAAGTCACAAGATCCAAAAAAGAATCCGCTTGGATTTAAAGAAAAAATTAAATTTATGCGTAAGATGTTTCCTAAGCATGCTCGAAATATTATGGCAGATGCCGATGTTAGAACAGTAATTGATATCGCAGTAAAATTGTATGATCAAGGATATACTAAAGTTTCTATGGTTGCTGGTAGCGATAGAGTTAAAGAATTTGACACATTGTTAAATAAGTATAACGGCCAAAAAGCTCGTCATGGTTTTTATAATTTCGAAGATGGAATCAAAGTTATTTCGGCTGGAGAACGTGATCCCGATGCAGAAGGAGTCTCAGGTATGTCAGCATCTAAACTAAGAGCCTTTGTTTCAGCTGGTGATTTACAAGGATTTGCCGATAACTCTTTAGAAATACCAGGAGATGGTATACAAAAATTATATTATGCATTACGTAAAGGTATGGGTCTTAAAAAAGAATCAGTACGTAAGCATATTGAATTAGAAAAGGTCTCTGAGAAAAGAGAAAAGTTTGTTGAAGGTAATCTATTTAGACAAGGTGACGAAGTCGTTCTTAAAGAAACAAATCAAGTTGGTATCATTGAAAGATGTGGTACAAACTTTTTAGTAGTCGAGTTTGGAGATTGGAAGAAAAGAGTTTGGCTTGATCAAGTTGAGCTAATAGAAAAATGCGGTGGCGGTGACATGGGCACAAAGGAATTAACAGCTCAATATAAGAAAGATACACCTGGACAAAAAGAAGATAAAGAAAAGAAGAAAAGAAAATCAGCTTATCATAAAGATTTAAGTAAATCTACTTCAGATAAGCGTCAAGCTCACTTCAATAAAAATGCTAAAAAAGATGACGACGATCCGAATGCGTATAAACCTGCACCAGGTGACGCCAAAGCAAAAACAAAACCATCTAAGCATACTAAAAAGTATCAAAAGATGTTTGGCGAAGAAACATTATCACTAAGTGATTTTATGATTGACGAAGGCCAAGCTGATGCGGCTCTTAAAAAGAAAGCTGATAAGACTGGTATGCCATTAGGTATTCTAAGACAAGTATTTAATCGTGGCGTTGCTGCTTGGAAATCAGGACATAGACCTGGAACAAATTCAATTCAATGGGGATTAGCAAGAGTTAATTCATTTGTAACAAAATCAAAAGGAACATGGGGCGGGGCTGATAAAGACCTTGCTGCTAAAGTTAGGGGATAAAATGAAAAGTTTTCAAGAAATAAGAAATATGACTGAAGCTAAAGTAACTACAATTACAATTCAAGTCAAAGGATTTAAGGGTAACCTTAAAAAGTATGATGATGAAAGAATGCGCGAAGGTGATTTTGGATTAGGTGGTCTTTTAGGTATTGACGCGGATTCAGCTGAAAAAACAAAGTACGGAAAAGATGTAGTATCATATCAATTTCCAGATTTTAATGAAGAGGATGCGCAAGAAATGTTTAAAGCAGCAAAGAAAAGTGCGTCTGATATGAGTAAGTATTCAAAATATACAGCTGATATGATTAAAAAAATGCCAGACGAAGATCCTTCGGATTGGCCAGGTAACAAACAAATTGATGATTTTTATGTCGGAGCTTGGTATAGTAAAATGATTACACCTGGTAAACCATTTGTTTATTCGGTTAAAATTAAGTAGAGGTAAAAATGAAAAAATTTAAAGAATTAAGAAATAAAGATGTTGAAGAATCTGATGCAAATTGGGCTAAGTCACTTGAAAAAATTAACAAGCAAAAAAAGCTAGATAAAATTTCTGACAAAGATAAAGAAACACTTATGAAGATTGCTGCTTTATTAGGTAAGGAGAAAAAAAGAAAGTGAAAACATTTAAAGAATTAAGAGAAGCAAATAAGCAGATAGAAGTTAATTGGGACATGGATGATCCTAGGGAATATCAAGGCGATTTCCAAGATGTCGGTGTTTACCTAGATCGATGGGACAGAAAAAATGCTACTATTAAAGTGTCAGGAAATGTCAAAGATCTTTTAGCGTGGCTAGTAGATAAAAATAGTATGGCAATGGATAAGAGAGACGCAATGGCTGTCTTGAAAAAAGGAAAAAGAGTAA